CCTGCAGAAATTGTAGGATATGTTGATGTATAGAATTCTTCTGCAACATGGGATGGCAAGAAGGCGTATTCGTCCAAAAGCAATAGATTATAGGAGCCACCACGAATCGCGGAGGACGATGTTGCATCACACATAACCCTGGATCCGTTTTCCAGCTTAAAGCTTGTCTTATTCCATTCTACCACACCCTGTTGAAGAAAATGTGGTAGGTTCTCATATGCTAATTGCAGTTTTGAAAATAATTCTTCTTTTGCCGTTTTTAATCTATTGGCAAGAATTGCTACATTTACGCTTTGATTAAATGTTATATAATGGCAGATATAACTTGTAACACAGGTTGATTTACCACACTGGCGAGGCCACTTGGAAATAACAAATCGATTTTTGTGTATTTCATTTACAAATTTTTCTTGATAATCATAAAGATTAAAAGGAACTATTCCTTTGTCTAATGTTTTAACTTTTACGTATTTTTCACAAAAATATACAGGATCTTGAGCACACTTAACATATTCTCTAAGTTCTTCTTCAGAATATTGAAGTGTTACCCCCGGTAATTTTAATTTTGAATTATTCCGATAACCTTCTTTATTATGACTTGAGCTCATTATTTACAATCTCCACATCAATAACTTCTTTATCTGTACTTCTATCTTTATTTAACAGATTTTGAAGATCTTTTGTGGAACCCACAAACACAGAATTGTTTGTTTGTTTTATTTCGGTTTTGCTTGTAGTTGTGTCTTTTGCTTTTTTGTGAACATCCAAAACATTATTATTTAAATCAGCCATTGTCTTTAAAAGGATTGCAACAACTTCAAATGCTCTCGGCTGGTCTGATTCAGTTGCCACTTTAAGAGCAGCTTCTAGTGCTACATTTCCACTACCTATCAAATCTTTAAGATTAGATTGAACTAATGCATAGTCTTTTTGAAAACTGGCAGCATCAAACGTTCCACCATCACCAAATGGAGTTTTTGATGAAACTTGTTTATCTGGAACGTTAAAAAATGATGCCAAATTTTTATTAATATTCATACAATTATTTTAAATTTAAAACTCTATAGTCAAATCAAAATCAGCATTACTAATTTTTGTAAATGATTGTATCTTTCCATATATAAAACTTTTTGCCATAAAGTTAATAGAAGAGATATTTATTCTTCGTCCAGAAAAATCGCCATCGAATCTTTCTGTCATACTATTGTTTAGCATAGTGATTGGTATTCTTACATCATTTTGAACATCATTCATATCCAAAGATATGATGTGATCTGGACTAAAGTACGGCATAATTTGTTCAAAAATTTGTAACGTGTCATCTATATGTCTTGTATATACAAATAATGAAAATGATACATTTACTGGAACAACTTCATTAATACCAGATCCAGTTGACAAACAAGAACCTGCACTAGTATCTGGCGATTCAATTTGTGTAGATTTATTCATTCTTCTTACATTGTCAACCGAAATAGAAGACATCATATAACTTAATCGTGGCAACTGATTTTCAATTCTTGTTGTGTTATCAATTGAAGATGGTTCCAATAATCTTCTTATGAATTTTTCTTGTGGTGCGTAAGTGATTGGAACTTTAATTTGAGAATTTGCAAGATTATCTTTATCAATATGTTCTACAACAATGTTACTAAACAAAGAACCAAATCCCACTACTAGTTTTCTTAAACTTTTATTATAAAAATATTGATTAGGAAACATAGAATGCCTTATGTGTTAAAAACAGAAAATGGATCATTGCTGTCAAATGTATAACCAGTAGCTTCATTATTTAATATATCTCCAGAACCAGCCGTTGTTCCAAGACCATTATTAATTGGTATAATATATGGATTAATCTGATAGTAACTTATTCCACGGTTACTTTCATTTAGTAAGTAATAATTTTGATTTTCCAATATTTCAAAGTTGCCAGTAATACCATTCAATACCAATACGTTTGGATCCCAAGAAACTATATTGGCTCCACCCAAACAGCTTCCAGCAATAGATTGTGAAGCTAGTTTTAGGGCAACTCTATTTCCAGCAGTAAATCCACCACTACCCTCTGACAAAATAAATGTAGTTTCGTAATTATCTTGTCGTGTTCCACTATAAACATCATCAACTTCTTTGATATTTGTTTCAATTTTTTCATAACTGTAAGTGAAGAGTTCAGCAGTTATAAAGTATGAATACAATCTTCCAAGTGGATAGAATGGATTTTCGTGTTCTACAAAGTTTATTTCAAACAATGACTTTGATGGTGGAAAGTAAATTAAATCGCCTTCACGAGGTCTTGTTATAGATGGAGTAATATCAGTTACTTCTTGCTTAAATCTTTTTCTAGCAAAAATTAAATTTACTTTATCTTTAATTTCAAGACCAAATTGGCTGATGACATCAGTACCCTCAAAGCCTTTATAACTGTAAAGATACATTTCCAAACGATATACTTCATTAAAATATGATCCAGGATCTTCGCCAAAAATTCTGTCTATTGACAGATATTCTCTTGGAATGTAAATGCAATCAACACCCGTTGTTTGAATTACTTCAATAGTAATTCCTTCAACTAAATCTTGCTCGCCTTGGTAATTTGAAAAATATGGGTTTGTAGCCATTTTAACCTATTAGTGGATCGGGTGGCAATTCTTGTGTCTTGACTAGTTGTTGTTCAATAATATTCAATTCGTTTACGGCTTCTCCCATCATTGCTGCCGCATTTAGCTGCGCGCCACCGGGAAGAGGAACACCTGCAAACTTCATTAAATTTTGAGCCCACTGTCTTTTTAACATTGCCGTATAATATCTTTTAAAGACACGATCTTCCCAAACTCTTGGATATTGTGATGGATCTATTTTTACATATGCTTCTACAAGTAATGAAGTACCTGGTACCAGTGTTTTGTATTCCATGTCTAAAAATAGGCGATTGGTAGTTCTATTATAGGTATATGATGATGGATAGTTAAAAACATCGTTGACAAGTTTTAAGTAACTCATGGATTCCATATAAGAAGCCATTGGACCTTGTTGGAGGCCACCTTGGTTAAAATATAGACCAAAGAAGTCAAACAATGTCATTTGATATCTAAGATCAAACATATAATCACCAGCCACATCTTGCGGTCTGTAAACTTTGGTTATCGTACGAATGTCAGAAGCTATTGGCCAATAAGCTGTATTTCCTTCTGTGTCAGTGGTTAACTGGGCACCAACAGCATTGCCAAAGGTAGATGTATCAAAATACTTATTTGCTACATCACCGGGAGTTATTGTATAAAGATACAAAGCACGTTGATTAAAATCAAAATGTCTTTCAAACATATATTCAAGGGACTCATCCAAACGGTCTTCCGCTTGCTGTGGATCTACGTTTACCTGAATAACAGGGGCCCCGAGAGATCGAAAGCAATAGTCTATAAATTCTTGCCTAGTAGTTGGTGCCATAAAATTATTTATGATAAATAACAATAGAACTTTGATAAAATATTATGAATCCAAAAAATAACAAAAGTTTAGAAGAAACAATCAAGGAATTGAATAAGCGTTATAAGAACGTTCCCTCTCCTTTGTCTGAAGGTTATAACAAAATGAATAGTAATATTCATTTTACCCCAGTTCAAAAAGACAACAACTTTACAAACAAACTTTTAGATGGTTTTAAACCAAGATCATATAAGTTTGGTGATCCCTTATAATCTTATAATAATGTTGCAAGTTGAGTCTAATTTAAATGATGTTCGTGTCTCGTTCAAAAATATAGACAACAAAGAACTCAATAAAGACTTTTTGGCTTTTGTTGATATTGTTTCAAAATTTAAAAAGATACCATTTCACGACATTTATTTTATGCTGCCTACAATGTTAATAAATCAATTTTTTGAATTTATTCAACAAAAAAACTTAAAGTACAAAGAACTGCAACAAAATAAAAATTTTTTAATATTTAAATTCTAATGGCAGACAATCCATTAAAACTACCAAAACCTCTTATTATTTCTGATTCTTTTTTTAAAAAAATAGAAAAAAATGAAAAAAGCTATAATGAACTTATAAAAAATGAAATATCTTTTAAATATGTAATTGATTCTAAAAATAAAGAATCATATGATCTAGAAACTTCTTTTTTAGATTCCGATTTTAGTTCTTCTGGTGAAGAAAAAGAAAAAGCAGATTATTCTGCTTCCCCCTATAGAACAAAAACATATAAATCAATAACAGAAAAAGATAAACTGTTAAATGAATATTTAAAATTGCAATACGGTAATGTAGAAAATTTTTTTGATCTTACGGATTCATTAAAAGAAAACAAAGTATATAATCCAACTACTGATTATCAAGTTGAAGTTGGTATTATAAGTAAAGACTATTATTATAAATCTGACTTTATTTCTGCTCAGGAAGTAGTTTTAGAAAATGCTAGTGGTCTCTGTACTATAGATTATTTAAGAGTAGATGGCAGAGCCGATAGAATGATTACTTCTTTGCAAGAAGATTTAGTGCCTTCTTCTCAGGAAGATGTACGGCAAGCAGCTTTTGGTGGGATTGCTAATGCATACGGCGAACGAATATTGGTTTGGAATCTTTTAAAAGGTGGATGGTCTTCATTCTATATGAGTAAACTTATTCGCTTTGTGCGAGATGATACGACGGGTCTAGAATAATAAATATTATTGATGTCTAATGATTCCAAAAGTTCTAATCATTTACATGCAATCCTTTTCCGAGAAGCGAAGATTATTCTTTCAAAATATGAAGACTATCTTCGGGATAAACTTACATCAAAGGAATTGGCACAAATGATGTTAAATCTTCGTGATGTTATAAAAAGAATAGAAGACTCAAAATAATTATTGACCAATAGATTGTATGTGCTATTATTGTCGGTCATGATTGTAAATTACGAATCAAAATTGGATTACTCAGATGCACTCATTGTACCTAGACTTTCAGATGTCAAGTCTCGTAAAGATGTAAATCTTGAAGTTGGTACCACTTTTAAATGTGGGTCTATATGGACTGGTGTGCCTATTATGGCAGCAAACATGTCCACAGTTGGAACACACGAAATGGCTCTTGTATTGTCAGAGTACAAGATGATTACTTGTCTGAAAAAAGGTGGTGAATATTATGTTACCTTTGCCACCAGTTATCCAGACAAAGAAAAATATGTTTCGTTGACTCTGGGTTTGGATCCCGAGAGTAAATTATTTGTTGATAATGCGACAATCAACGATCCAACCTTTGTTTGTGTTGATGTTGCAAATGGTTACATGACAGAATTTCATAACTTTGTAAAGAAAGTGAGACAGAAATGGCCGAAGTCAATATTAATTGCAGGGAATATAGTAACCCCAGAGGGGGTCGTGGGATTGTCAGATGCTGGAGCCGATCTAGTAAAAGTGGGAATCGGGTCGGGATCGATGTGCCTGACACGCCGAGTAGCAGGAGTGGGATATCCCCAACTCTCAGCGGTCATAGAGTGTGTGGAAACCGCAACAGCGTTAGGTATTGGGATCGTATCTGATGGAGGGATTGTACATCCCGGTGATTTTGCTAAGTCTTTTGTGGCTGGGGCTGCATTTGCTATGGCTGGAGGTGCATTTGCAGGCCATGACGAGTGTGGTGGAGAAATTCGTCACTCCAATAATAACGCATCACTCACGATGCTTCATTATGGTATGTCCAGCAAAACCGCAAATGAAAAATACAACGGCGGACTTAAGGATTACCGTGCTTCCGAGGGCCGCACTGTGGAAGTACCTTATCGTGGATCTGTACATCATACCGTTCAAGAAATTCTTGGTGGATTGCGCTCTGCTTGTTCGTATGTGGGTGCTTTTAATTTGCCTGAACTATATTCGCGTGGTACAATGGTTAAGGTCAATCGTACTATAAACAACATTTTTGAGAATCACGAAATATGAACATTTTTGTTTTGGACAATGATGCTGCTACTTCTGCTCGTATGATGTGCGACAAGCATGTCGTAAAAATGATTCTTGAGTCTTGTCAGTTGCTTTCAACTGCCCACCATGTTTTGGATGGCGATCCGTTGGAAGTCAATACTGGTAAGCGTAGATATGTTACGCATGTTTGTACAAAGAAGAATATTTGCAAGGCTGCTATGATTAATCATCCTTGCAATATTTGGACTCGCACTACCAGTGAGAATTATCTATGGCTGTGGAAACATGCATATGCATTGTGCAAGGAATACACTCGCCGTTATGGTAAAGTGCATTCTATGGAATCTATGTTGTTGAATGAATTGTACGACTGCCCTATTAACTTGCAAAAAGGCAAATTGACTACTTTTGTTCAGGCAATGCCAGAACAATATAAAAATGAAAATGCAGTAGTTGCCTATCGCAGTTATTATATTAACGAGAAGGCGGTTTTTGCGAAGTGGAAGGCGACTGAGGTGCCTGATTGGTTTGCAGAGAAGACTGCTGACGTTTCTTCTGACGTTCTGGTTCCGTTCTAATTGCATCTGCAAGTTTTTGCATTCTTGGTGCAATACCAGTTTTGTCTCTTACAGATTCTCTGTAGTCTTTAGCATTTAAATATTCTGTAGATGCACCAGCAAAGTCTCCTGCGCTTAATTTTTTAAGAGCGCTAGGAGATTTTCCTAACATACCTCTAAATTGTTCAGATGCAAGTTGACCTTGAAGTTCTGGGGAATATTCACTAAATTTAGGAACTAATTTTTGAACTTGTGGTAAACGAGTTTTTACATCTCTTTCAAGCAATTTATCTGCTTGTTCTGGTGTTAGTTTTGCTTTACCACTCAATACATCAGGACTAATATTTAATTCAGCAAAGATTTTTGGAGACTGTGCAGTTACTAAATGTCCATGGCCAACTGTATCCAATCCTTTGCTGTCTTTATATACAGAAAGAATTTTTTGTTCATTACCAGCAGATTCATATTCTTTTATTACTTTGCAAATACCATTAATATCACATTGAACTTGTTGAGCACCTTCGATTAAAAATTGCTGAAATGATTTCATATTATTGTTACTTGCTATTGTTAAAATGCCTGCTATAATAAAACCCTGTAAAGGAAACATATGAACGTAAAACTATTTAGACTAAACTCCGGTGAAGAAATTCTCGCAAGATTTGAAGAACAAGTAGATTCTTGGCTTTTGAAAGATCCAGCAATTCTCATTCCAGTTGGTGAAGGCAACATTGGTCTAATGCCATGGCTTATGTACAGTAAGGCTGCTAAGGGTGTAACTATTCCCAAGACCTTCATTGCTTTTACCGTTGAGCCTCTTGATGAACTCAAGACTCAGTATGATTCCAGTCTCAATAGAGGACTCGTTACTCCGTCCAAGGCCGTTGATAAGACGGGTGGATTGAAGCTGACGTTGTAAAATATGAATATAGATCATGTGATTGAAAATTATCTTCCGATTGCCAAGCCTCTGTCAATGGCAATGGAAAGACAAAAGAAGCACATATCTTTGATTATCTATAAGCGCAAGATTATCGCGGTGGGTCAAAATATTTTTAAGACCCACCCCGATACTGTGCGTTTGGGATATCGTTGCGCAGATATGCATTCTGAATTGGATGCATATAGAAAAGTTCCAAAAAGTCTGCGTGGAGAAAAGTTGGTTTTGTTGAATTTTAGATTCAATAGATTTGGAGATTTTAGAAATTCTAAGCCCTGTCCTGTATGTGCTAAGTGGTGTGGAGAAATATTTCATCAAATCTATTATACTAATGATGATGGTATAGTTTGTAACAAATGAGGTAATATGGGCGCAAAAGAAACAATGAATTCATTTTTTAATTCTATAAATTCTGAAACAAATCCAGTGTTTATTAATGAATCATTTACTAAAAAACAAGTAAATGATTCATTTTATTTGCATGTTCAAAGATTAACAGATGAGTTTATTAACACAAAAAATGTAATTAATGATGTGATATATCAATTAAATGAATTTAAAGAAACTGATAAAATTAATAATAAACAAATTCAAGAATTAATAACAGAAGTTAATAAAATTAATGAAAATATTAAAATATTGGAAAATAGTTTAACTATAGTTAATAATAAGTTAAATCAATCTTTTTTTAACAAACTTAAAAAGTTATTTAAATTATCTAAATAATTATAAGGAACACTATGGGCGTAAAAAATACAATGAATAACTTTTTTACTTCGATGACCGGTCAAATATCATCGGGGTCTAGTCAAAAAAATATTACCACACCAATGGGACCATTTACTTGGGACGATAACCTACAAATGTGGGTTAACACGAACAATGGAATGGTAATGTCAAATATAGCATTTCAAGATCAATTTGCTATGATGGATTATGACGTAACCAATGAAACCGGTGTGGCAAGTCTTTATGATGCTCTTACTCTTTCTCCTGCAACTTGGGGCACTTTTCAAGGAGGCTCCGACGCATCTGATGTTTGGGCATCTAGTAGTAATGCAACAACATTAGCATCTGCAAATAATGTTAGATTTATATTTGCAGAATCAAGTCCAATAATTACTGTATCTATTACTAAAAATGTTTCAATTATTGCTGGTGGACAACCAATATTAATTTATTCTAAAAACGGTGGAGCAAAAACAAGTTATAGCACACCAATTACCATGACAACTGGTGATACTTTGAAGGTAGGTCTTACTACTAGTCCTCTAGCAGAAGGAAGCGGAATTATTACAATTACAAATAATACTACAGGAAATGTGTTGGGAACAATAATTGGTGACTATTCCCCCTAATTTAAATACTAATGTATCGTGGTGAATATAAAAAATTCTCTGCTGATGGAACTCTGAACGTATATTCAGCAGGAGATTATGTTTTATATCAAGGAAAACTTTGGAAAGCACAGTCTAATACAAACAGTGCTCCGTGGGAAACAAACAATCCTTGGGAATTTACAGGTACTACTGAAACTTATATTTCAGACAGCATTCCAATTAATCCCGTCAAAGGTCAGTTTTGGGTTACAAATGGCCGAATGTATGTTTACTATTATGATGGAAACGGTTATTCTTGGGTAGAAATGTAATGGCCAGAAAAAAAATTAAAAATCTCAATCGTAAACCGACTGAAAATGCCAGTTATTATTTTGTAGCACATGTTGATTCACAGGGAGAAGTCACCCCTCTTCTACTTACAGATGTAGAATACAAAAAAGCAAAACAAAGAGCAAACAAAAATAAAGAAGATGTGCCAGAAGACTTTATAGTATTCAAACAAGCACATCGTTTATAAATATTATACTATGTCCATCATTAAAACCATTTTAAATTTTCAAAATGAACTTAGACTCCATCACTGGGGTACTAAATCCTATGCTGCACACAAAGCCCTAGGAAAGGCTTATGAGTCTATTGATGCTCTTTTGGACACCTTTGCTGAGACCTATATGGGTGCTCTAGGCAAGGAAGAACTAAAACAAATTAGTGAACTTCAACTAAATGGTCCTTATCGCACAACTGCAAATCAAGTATTGAATTCTTTTGAAGATTATTTGATGAATGAACTTCCAAAAGAAATAGATGACTCGCAAACAGAACTGTTAAATATACGTGATGAGATGCTTGGAGTGGTACAACAAACCAAGTATCTCCTAACGTTAAGTTAAGGAGTTACAAATGAAAATCCCAGAGCTAGTTTACGAAATTCGCAACTTGGCTCGCAAAGAAGAAGATCCAGTCAAAAAGGATCTTTTTTATCAATGCGCCAAATCAATGGAAATTCTTGGCAACCTTGCAAAGATATCCGACCTTGCTGTTGCAGAACATAATGCTGCTGAAAATCCAGCAGTAAATGAAGACGACAACATCAAATGGAATATTGATGATGTAACTTTAAAAATGCTTGAAGAGTACATAGATGACTTGGTGCACTATGGATTTATGGATAAAGATGATAGATGGCCCTATGGCAAACAACCATTTACAAAATTTGTATCAAAATATTTAAAATCTCAAATTGTAAACGATTCTAACACCGAATAAACCTTCGGTGGGATTGTTTTGTGGCTCAAAACAGCCATATTTGATGGCAT